TTTTTCAATAATATTATTAGTTTTATTCATTAATCTATAACTAATTATAAATTAAAGTTGATATTTGTTACAGTTTATTAAACGTATTATATTTCCTTTTATTTAATTCTTGTTCAAGTTTTTCACTAATATTTAAATTACTATTAATATTATTAACTATAACATTATTTGTAATACCAAGCCATAACTCATTACTATAATTTATTTTTGTATTAGATAATATGTTATTATAATTAGTTATATCTGATTGGTTCATTTATATTAATATATAATATTTTAAATATTATAGATTAATCTAATTAATTATGGATGAAGATTTTTATAATATTTTAGGTATTGAAAAAACAGCAAATAAAGTAGAAATTAAAAAAGCTTATAATAAATTAGTTTTAAAATTTCATCCTGATAAAAATAATGATACAAATGTTCAAGAAAAATTTCAAAAAATACAATTATCATATCAAATTTTATCAGATCCAGAAAAAAGAAAAAAATATGATAAATTGACAAATAATCAAAAGTGTAAAATAATAGATAATATCAAAAAAATATTACATGATTTATTTGATAAAAAAATATTATCTCAAATAATTGTTGATAATAATATTAAATCATATTTAATAAATAATCAATACGAAGAATTACATAATTATATTTATAATAAAATATATGTATTTTTAGTAACAAAATTAAATATAGATGATAATGATTTATCATCAATATTTATAAAATCAAATGATATAAAAAATACAAATACAGTATCTGAAGGAGATAATCCTATTAGAGCTATATCAGAAGGAAATAGTTCATATGAAACATCAGAGTTTAGTGATACACATACTAGTGAAGTAAATTTACAAATTAGTATTCATACAAATTTAGAAGAGATTTATTTTGATAAAATAAAAGAATTAACAATATTTAGACATAGATATAAAGATAATAAATATATATTAGAAGAAAAAAAATTATTAGTACCTTTACATGAAGATAAATATATATTTTTTAATGAAGGTGATCAAATAAAAACTCAAAATAAGCAATATTCTTATGGTAACGTTATTGTAAAAATAAAATGTAAAAAACACAATTTTATTCAAAGAGTAAATGATTATGATTTATTATTATTTATACCAATAACATTATATGAAATATTTAATGGATTAAAAAAAAAAATAATGTATTTTAATAATGAATATATAACATTATTATCAAATAATCCATTAAAAGACTATAAATTTGATGGGGATAAATTAGAAATTATTTTAGATAATTATGGATTACCTTTTATAAATAATGGAGTAAAAGAAAAAGGTAAATTATATATTTATTTATTATTAAATAAAGATGATGATTTTAACAAAAAATTAAAAACATATTTTAAAAAATAATATTTATTAATTTATATGGATTTACAAATTTCATTTTATAAAAAAATACTAAAAGAAAAATTTAATTTAACTGACGATGGTAATATTGAAGAAATTGTATCAAAAGATCCAAAAAAATACAATATAAATAAATTATATGATATTAATGATTTACCAAATAATAAAATTCAAAGATTTGTTTTACAAAAAATTTATCAAAATACATTCATACCATTAAATTGTATTATTTGGATTGAACAAAATATTAATAATATTGTTATATATAAATTAAATAAATATACGACAATATATATAATTAGTGATTGTGAATTTACCCATAAGCAACATATTTTTAATATTGTGAATTGGATTTCAAAATATTCAAAACCAAAAAAACTAAATTTGTTTATTTTTTTAACACCTTTTAAAAAAATTATTAAATATAAAGGTCAAATTTTAACAAGAAATGAAATTAATAGCGGAGTATGTTCAAAATATTACGGATGGGTACAAATTTTTAGATCTGAAGAATTATTAAAAGTGTTAATACATGAATTATTACATTATTATGATTTAGATTGTAATACAACAGATTGGATAGATAATATATTACCTATAAAAACTCAATGTAATAGTTTATTATTAAACGAAGCTATTACAGAATCTATGGCTATTATATTACATACATATTATTATTCAATAATTATGAAACAAGATTTAAAAATATTACTTAATAAAGAAATTGCATATTCAAAAAAAATGCATGATATAATTTTATATCATAATAATGTTAAAACATTAAATGATATATTTAATGTTTGTCATTATACAAATGTAATTCCATATTACATAATAAAATATATTTTAATAGAAAATATTGATGAAGCTATAGAAAATTTATTTAATAAACAAAAAATAAAAAAATATATTATCAAAAAATTAATAAGTTATTTTAATAATTTTTTAAATTATAATATAAAAAAATTAAATTATGAAATTTCTGCTAAAATGTCATTATTATATTTATTCTGATTCGTCATCTTCTTCGTCATCTTCTTTTTCTTTTTCTTTTTTAACTTTTTTGACTACTTTTTTGACTTTTTTAACTTTTGCCGAAATATCTTCATCAGATGATTTATCTTTTGCCAAAATATCTTCATCTGATGTTTTATCTTTATTATCATCTAATTTAAATTTATCATATGCTCTTTTTAAAAATGTTTGGATATTTTTAAGATTCAAATCTTCTTCATCACTCATTTCAAATAATTCTTTTAGTTTATTATCAGGTTTGTATATTGAGCGTTTTTCTTTATCAATATATAAATTATTAGTCTTAATATAATTATGAATAATTGAATTAACTTTAGTTCTAGCTACTAAAGTAGTAGTAGTGAATTTGACAAAAATATCATTACTAGTTATAAATTCTTCAGATAATTTTTTATTAGCTAAAGCTTCTTCAATGAATTTATAAACATTAGGTGGTAATAATTTAGGTTCAGTAATTCCATATGTTTTTTTTACTTCATTTGATTCAGAATTAGATTTTTTCGTACTTTTTTTTTTAATATCTGAACTTTTTTTTACTTCTTTAACTAAATTCTGTAAAGTTTTAAGATCTGATAAAACAGATTTGTTAATATTTTCAATATTTTTGACAAGTTCTTCAATTTTATCAATTTTATCAATAATTGACATTTTGGTTTCCTTACTAAGTATTAATTAGTAATCTTTAAATCTTTTATTCTTATAATTAGTATTTTCAATTTTTTATTATATTAGAACTTAAAGAGTGATTAATTAACATTTATAATGAATACTTATATAATAAGTGATATAGAAAATGATGATAATAATGAAAAAATAAAAGATAAGAGAGAAATAATATTACCAACATTATATAATTTTTATAAAGAAAATGATAATATTTATATAATATTACCAATAATATCTGGTTGTTCCACTTTATCAATACGAGTTTTAGATTGGTTTGTTACAAATTATGCAAAAAAATATAATGTTGTATATCAATTAAATATAGGAACATATTTTAATGTTTACCTTGATTATAAATCACAATTAAAAGGTTATAAAAAGAAAATGTTTGATCCTTTTTGTAGAAAAAGACGTATTCCTTTTTATTATGAAGAAAATAAATGTGTTATAACAACAATAGGACAATTAAATTTTTTTAAATGGAGTATAAAAAATGAAGTTATTAATTATGTAATTAATAATTTTCAAAAAATAAATGAAGATATGACAATATCTAATAAGAAAAATAATATTAAAAAAATACGCATAACATCATCAACAGTTTCTTCTGATAATATACATCAAAAACCATTTACAATAATTTTAAATAATTAAATAAAAATTTAAAATTGTTTTTATAAAATAAATTTAAATTAAAGTTTAAGTTTAATCAGTCTCATCATTTTCATCATCATCATCAACTTCAACTTCATCAATTTCTTCGTCAAGCTTAGAAGTATCAATAATTGACATATTTTCAATACTATCGACAACAACATCATCGTCGTCGTTGTTAAATGTATAATTATTCTTATAATCAACACTTTTAGTTGCTGAACTACCGTAAAGTTGTACAGACATAATTTTTAATGTAATTCCCATTTTATATTTAGGATCTTTTTTAGTACCTTCGTTTTTAGTACTAATGTAGAATTTATTGATTCTAACGATATATTGTACAGTTGAACCATATTTAACCTCTTTTTCAAGATCACTTACTGATTTAACTGGTACTTCTTTTACAGTTTTACCTTCTTTTCTCCAAATAGAAGTTTCAACATCATCATCTTTTTTCAATGCAAATCTTGCTCTCACGCTATATTCAGTTGTTTTTTTAGTCTTATTTTCGTATTCGCGAATAAAATCTTGTATTACGATTTTACCTTTCATATCTTCAGGAACTAATTCATCAAGATTTTCTTCAACTTTTTGTTGAAGTTTAGTAAAATATTCATATATTACTCCGTCTTTTTTAATAGGAATACTATATGCATTTACTCTCTGCTTAGGTGTCTCGTAAAGTGGATTATTTGATTGAGGCCATCCTGCATGTGTAATATCAATTTTAGGTGTTTGAAAATCTATCATTTTGTTATCTTTTTTATTATTTTTAATGAAAGAAATTAATTGATTAGGAACAACTTCATTTTTGACTGGAGGAGGAATATAAGTATCATCAATATTATTAATTAAATCTTCTAATTTGAAAGGCGTATTATTAGACATATTAAGTGTTTGTTTCTTATAATATATTAATTTTTATTCTTTAAATGTTTTAATCTCAATTTTTTTATAATTAGTAAAACAAAATATAAATAACTATGTAATATTAGGTAAATAAACATCAATATCAGTACGATTAAAAATATCATCCATTAGAGAATTTGATTCTAATTCAATATATTTATTATATTTATTATTTTCTTTAATATCACTAAATTCAGTATTATCTAATAAATTATCATCTAATACAATTTCACATAAACCAGTACCACCTCTAAATGCTCTACCGACCATAATTTGAGATGATACACTATTCATTTTATCAATTTCATTAAATAATGCTGCTTTCAAAAACTGTTCAATAGGTACTTCTAAAGAAGCTCTAGATAATGGATCTGTGTCTAATTTATTAATACCATGTCTATTGATAGATGTTATACCTCCTGTAGCAGTCATAAGATCTGCTAATAAAGATAAATGGTGATAACTGACAGGTGATGAAGTAAAAATATTATTCATTTCTCTAACTAATAACATTCTAACAGCTTCAATACCATAATGTTTATATATTGTATATAAATCATTAACAAAAGTACGATTCATATCAATAGCAGAAATATGTTTTACCATTCCCAAGTCAATACCATTACAATATATAACATATTCTTCTTTTATTTCATATTTACCAGTTTCTTTATCAAAATTTACCATATTATCATGATTAATATCACTATTACGTGTAATATTTTCAGAACCTTTAAGATTAAATTTATTAAGTATTATTTCATAATAATCTAATAACGTTTTATTATTAACATTATTAAAATCAAATCTAATATGGATAATTGGTTCATTTGAGTTACTATTATTTGATAATATACATACATAATTTACTTTTGTAATTAAATCTTTAATATTTTTCTTTAATCCATTAATTTCACCATAGTTTTCTTCCCAAAAACTAATAAAACTTGTTTTAATATCTAACATATCAATATCATTTTCTAACATTGCCTCTTTTAATAATGTTATACGAAACAACCAAGGTAATTGACCAATATTTTTATTATTTTGTTTAACAAAAAATGCACTTTTTTCATCTACATCATCTAATACTGTATAACTATCATTAGATGTTACATTAGGATCATATATGATATCAATTTTTTTAATTAAGTCTTTAATAATAGTATATTTTAAATGCGATACAATTTTTTGAGCAATTAATTTATCTTGATTAAATTCTGGTTTAAGATAAATATACATATATGGCATTTGCATATTTTTACTATATGATATTAATTCAATCATACGCGGAACTCCTTGTAATCCTGCTGATCCTCCACCTGTTTTATGAAATGCACTAAGTGTCATTTGTGTTAAAGGTTCTCCCATACTTTGTGCAGTAATAATACCCACCATTTCACCAGGATGAACAATTGCATTTTTAAATGTTCTTATAATTTCAGTAATAATTGTATCAAATTGTTCTTTATTAAATTTATATTCAATAATACACCTTTTTGGTGTAAAATATTCATATAATGCTAATTTGAATAATATTTTTGCTGATTTTTCATCATTTAATTTATTAGGAAACTTTGATTTTTCACCAATACATACTAATGGTGTATTATCATGATCTAATATAAAATTTATTTTTTCAATAATATAATCAAATGTTATTTTTTCATCTTTCTTACTAATATAATTTTTTGCATCTTGTATAATCCTATCATAATTAACAGGCTGAAAGTACATTTCTCTTAATGTAATATAATCATTCATAACTTTCATTTGAGCAATTCTCATAAAATCTCTTAATTTTATTAATAATTTATAGATTTTATTATTTTGTTCTGTACTAATTTTATATTTTTTAAGTTCATCATTATTGAAACAGAATTTTTCAAATACACTATTATTATCCATAGCTAATATATTAAATTTAACCATTTTTTGCATTGATTGATTAATTTGACTTCCACCATATAATGTTTGTATCATTATATTATTACTTGTTCTAACTGTATTGTCATAACAAACAATTAAATCTTCCATACCTTTAATTAATTTTCTTGCAATATAACCTGTTTCTCCTGTTTTAATAGCTGTACTAATTAAACCTTCTCTACCAGTCATACTATGAAACCAAAACTCACAAGGTGTAAAACCACTATAAAATGAATTAGTAATAAAACCTCTAGCTTCTGCTCTATCATCATTTTGAAAAAAATGCGGTAATGTTCTACCTTTAACATGTTTAGGAAGACGTTGTAACTTTAATAAATCTTGAGTATTACCACATAATATTTGTCCTAAATTATCTTTAGATCCTTTAGCATCTGAAATAATAATTGTATAAAAATTATTTGTACTATCACATGATTCAGACGCTTGCATTCCAATATCACTTCTTTTACTTAATTTATTAGTAATCATATTTTCAAAAATATCAGGTTCTAACATATCAGGATTATTTTCTATCTTAGTAATTTCATATTCTGTATTAAGTTTTATTTTTTCCATAAATATTAAACTTTTTTCTAATAATTCTTTTGATGGAATAGCATCTTTTAATCCAACAGTAAAACCATACATCATTAACCAGTAAGTAACTAATCTTTGTGAATTATCAATAAAATCTTTTGTAATTTTATCACCATATTTATCCCAAGTAAATGTTATAATTTTTTTATTGATAATTGGACCATCTACAATACCTCTTTTTATTTTACCATTTACTATTTCTATTTTTTTATCTTTATAATTAATTGCTTTAGGAATAATTAATGAATATAATTCATGACTATCAATATCTGTTTTTTTAACATTATAAACATCAGTATTATATGTATACATTATTATATTCATTGCATCCCTCCAATTAATATTTCTTTTTATTTCTGTCATTTTATAACTTCCAAGAACTGTATCCTGTTTTAATTTAATAATAGGATCTGCATATCTAGGAGAAATAATTTGTTTTTTAACATCTGCTATTTCTGCTAGTTCTACTTGTGTTTGAATACATTGCGGAACAAACATATTCATTTCATCACCATCAAAATCTGCATTATATGGTGTTGTACAAGTAACATTAATTCTAAATGTTGATAATTTATCATTATTAATAATTTTTACTTTATGACACATCATAGACATTTTATGCAATGTTGGTTGACGATTAAAAAGTACATAATCACCATCTAATATATGTCTCTCTACTATATCACCAATATGTAATTTAAATGGATCTTTTCTATACCTTAAATCAATACTAAATTGCTTATTACTATCTCTCCTCTTATAAAAAATATAATTTGCACCTGGATAAACACTACTTCCATTTTTTACTAATTTAGATAAAAATTCAATATTATTAGTTGTAACATTTTCTGGAAACGTAACATTCATAGCTATTTTAATAGGAACACCTAATTCATCAATATTTAAATTTGGATCTGATGTAATAACAGAACGTGCACAAAAATCAACACGTTTTCCCATTAAATTAAGTCTGATTCTTCCTGTTTTACTTTTTATTCTTTCTGATATTGATCTAATATTGCGACCACATGATTTAACTTCTGTTTTAGGTAAATTATTATCATTATCAAAATATGCTGCTATATTATATTGTAAAACATTTGCAAAATCACGTTTGAATTTTAATTCTTCATTTGTCATATTATTAATATCTTTATATCTCATCAATGCATTATTTGCTTTAATAATATCAGCAATTTTATTATTTAATGTATCTTCTGCAAATCCATTTACTAACATATCCATTTTAACTGAAGGACGAATATGAACAGGAGGAATTGGAAATTTATCAATTATCATATCTTCTGGACGTGATCTTTTAGGATTTAAACCTAATATTATACAATCTTCATCACTAATATTTCTAAATATTGCATAAATTCGTCCTGGAGAAATATTATCTTTTACTTTTTTTGATATAATTTGTGTATTTTCATCATTTTCATTATTATTATATTCTGCTATAATTTTTATTTCACCATTTTTAATTTCCATTTTAATTTTCGGTACTGGTGAATTGCAATTTGGACAAATATTTACATTTGATGTAATATGTTTAATTTCTTCATAACAAGCTTTACCATGTTTATTATATAATAATTTTTTCATTTCAGCATTTGATTTATTAATTAATAATTTTGAACAACATGTACATATACATCCTAAAATTGTTTTAATATTATCTTTCCAACCATAATGTAAAACAGGTTCGACTAAATCAACTAATCCAAAATGACCAGGACATCTTGTTGAATTTTGACCACATGTAGCACATTCTTTATTATTATTTGTTGTACCTAATCTTAAATCAATAATACCATTTTTTTTAGGTTCATTATTACTTTCATATGTTTCCCAATAAATAATAGTATTCGGATCATCTCTTTTCCCTATTACTGAATATTTTTTAACTTCTTGATTACCATAAATAGTAAATTCTATTTCTTTAATATATTTTATATCCTCATTATATTTGTATTCTTCAAGAGACATTATAATATAATAAACGGTTTATTTTTAAATTAATTTAATTTCAAATATCTTTATATGTGTATTATTATTCATTTCTTTAATTCTTAATAATTAAATTTTCAATATTTTTATTATAAAAAAAATTATTAGAGCAATGCTTTATCATTAAAATGTATTATTATATTTATTACTATTATATGTATCCCAATAAATAATACTATTAGAATCATCTTTTTTTCCTACCATTAAATATTTTGTAAATTTTGCCCTATCACCAAAAATTAAAAATTCTATTTCTTTAATAGTTTTTATATCCTCATTATATTTGTATTCTTCAACATGAGAAGGCATTTTAATATCAATATTTATTAAGTAATTTATAATTAAATTTATCAATTTTTTTATTGAATTAATTTAAACAATATTTTTTTTACTATATATATATACTAAATATATATATATATATGGATATAAAATTAAAAGATTCTTGGAATCTATGGTATCATCATATTTTAAATGATTGGACATTATCTGGTTATAAAAAAATTTATACAATAAATACAATTAAAGATTTTTGGGATATTTATAAT